ATTTGATTAAGAACTGCTTCAAGACTTGGGTCTGCACCAATAACACCAGCAGCAATACCGAACCTTGCTTGCAACGTAGCTTTGTCAAGTTTATCAATATTAGTTGCAGCTTGTGTTGATGTTTTAGTTGATGTTCCAGTAGAAGTTCCAGTACTAGTTCCTGTATTATTTCCACTGGTTGCGTTATCAACTGCTGTGTTTAAGCCAGTTGATGCACCAGCCTGTGCTGGCATCTGAAGGACAGTGCCACTAAAGATTGTGCTTCCACCATTATATTTTGGATTAGTCTTTAAGAATGGATTGGCTGCAATAATTTTTGCGGTTGTTGTTCCGTTGGCAGCAGCAATCTTACTTAATGTATCGCCAGTTTTAACTGTATATGCCATTAGCTACCAACCACATTTCCGATTGCATTTGGATCTTTAAGAAGTTTTTCAACAAGACCCAAGAATGTATTAGCTGCAAATGATTCAGCATAATCTGGACGAGACATTGCAAAGTTGCGAGCAAACATTGTTGGATCAAAACCAGTTCCTTGGGTTCCAGTTGAAGTGGTAGAACCCATAGTGTTCTTGCCTTTTGGTGCAGCAGTTGTTGTAGTTCCCTGATATGTAGAAGGTTCCTTCTTTGCTGCTGCGTTTACGCCTGCTGTATAAGCATCAATTTCTGCTTGTGTCGCTCTGCGACCAAGCCTGCGTTCCATCTCATCGCTGATTTGCTGAGCAGCAGAAGAACCGCTGTATTGTGTAATACGTGTATCTTTAACAGCTTGAGTTCCATACTTTGGTCCAGTACCTTCGGCTCTGTACATAGATGGATCCATAACATTGAGATACTCAAATGGGTTGCCACTTGTGCTACCTAATGATTGTGTCCAACCAACCGCATCATTCCATACAAGTTGTGCATATTTTTTAGCTATGCCCTTACGTGCAAGGTCTGCAATGAAATCATTGTACATAGCCTTGTTCTTGGTTGGTAAATACTTAAACCAATCCTTTGCTTCATCAGGTGAGGCAAAACGTGCAGGTGGTAGACCAGGTAACTGAATGCCAGGAACGTTAGGAGTAAACGATGGATATGATGAATTTGTTCCAGTGTTTGTAATAACAGGTTTTACTTTAGAACCTTTTGCATAAGCAGGTGTTCCTGGAATAAGGCTCTCGCCATTAGGACCATATCTTAACTCTGGACCAGCCATTATGAAGCCACCAATTCTGTACTTAGTTCGGGCATGTTCTCTAACCACCTTGCTGCAAATGTTGAAAAGTCATCGCTTGCAACTTGCATAAAGTTATAATGAAATTGGGAGAACTGTGCTTTAAGATCTGCTTTACGAGCATCGCTGCTCATTGCTTGGGCATACTGTTGTTTGAATGCGTTAGCTTGGGTTAACCAGTAGGCAATCTCTGTCCACTTGTCACCTTTACCATCGGCATATTGTCTCCACTTAGGATCATTAGCAATCTCCTGGATTGCTGGAATTGTTACGCCCCAAAAATCTTTTTGACTTGCTGAACGATTATCAGCCCAGCCTGGGAAGTCTGATTGAATTGATTTAATCATTCCGTCAAACTGTTGCTTGATACCAAGTGATTGATACCTAACTTCGTATGTAGAACCAACACCATATTGAGCCATGATTGCATCACGCCACTCTGTAGCTTTTTGATACTCAGCCCAACCACGACGTGATTCAATATCTACTCGTAGTTCTTCTGCACTCTTCTTCTGTGTAAGAGGAGAGTTATATCCACCTGGGAAGTTGAGTCTCTTATAGATTGCAGCAATCTCTGTTGAATATTCATCGGTTAATTCACCATATCCAGCAGATAACATTCCTGCATATTTAGTATCCCAACGACCAATCTTCTCAAGAAGTTCTGGATTATTGCGAATCATCTTAATGTCTGAGTAGTTTGCTGCCACTCCCGCAATATTCTTTTGGTTAGAACCAATCAAAGCAATGGAGTCAATACCCCATTCTTCTTCCATCTTCTTCTGTGCTAGATCGTAGTCACCATTATATTGAGTTAGTAAGTCGCTGTAATACTGTGTAGCAGCACGAGTTACTGGATCAAATGTTGTTGAAATTGGTGCAAAGAACTGCACCACTGAGCGAATAAAAGACATGTTGCCTGCTGCTTTAGCAGCAACAGCCATGCTAGGAGGTTCTCCTACACGACCATTACGATCCCACTCTGAGTAAAGAACGCGGTAGTTAGTAAATACTTCATCAACAAATCTATCGCTACGCAGGATTCCAACCTTGTCAAGTGCTGAACGTAGGTAACCTGGAGCAATTGTGTTAATCGCTGTGCTTACTAAATTGCCACCTTCTTGTGGGTATCCACCAAAAAGAATGCTGTTCTCGTAGAAGTCATCACCAAATGTAGAGCGTAAGTTCTTAGCAATATCTTCGCCATGGATTGTCCATAAACCAAGAGGTGCTGTAAATCCATCTTTAATAAGTTGTGAGATTCCAACGGTTCCAAACCAAGATACGCTTGGGTCTGCAATCATGAACTCCATTTGCTTTGGATTCCATCTAAGCCCACCTCCACGTGAATCTGTGTATGGTTTAAGTGCATCCTTTGCCCATTGAGGAAGCTTGTCTCCTAGTGGTAATGGATACTTTACCGTTACTTGAGTTCCTGCTGGAACATCAGCCATCTTCTTGTATGTGTTTCCATCTTGATCTTCGTAAGCTTCGAAGTTATCAAATGCATTGGCAATACTGTTATACCAGTATGCGTTCATTGGGTTCTTAGCCATCAACTTCAAGGCAACTGCTTGGCTATTGAAGAATGCTAGAGGGAATGACATTGCAAATCGTGCAGCGTACATACCGTTAGTAAGGCGACGTGATGAATACAGTGTTTGTTCCACACGTGCAAGTGCATTACGGTAAGCAATCTGACGCATCTGGTTATTAACCACTGCATCTGATGGATCAATGCCAGCACGTTGTGCTGCATTGATAAGTGTTCGCATTTCATCTCTTGTATAGTTCAAGAACAATGGGTTGCGAACCATCTTGTTTTCAGTTGCAGATAGGATACGCCATGCTGCGTCGGTGACGCCAGCAACGTTAGCAAATCTCTTTTCAGCCCAGTTCAAATCATTAAGATTAATGTTTGGACCTTCGATTGATTCCAGTAAATCTGGACGATTACGTAGAAGAATCTCTGTTTCTTTAATTGAAACATCACGTTCTAGAATAAGCTTGCGTAATTCTTCGCTTGGATACATCTTACGAAGCTTGTCGCTAGTCTGGCTAATCCACGCAGCAAACTCATCTTGTGTCATGACGTGACCTGCACGAGACGACATACGACGACGGTACTCTTTACCAGCATCTCCTGTGTATAACCACTTAAGAATCTGTGAGTCTGAATCTCCACGCATCATCATGCCTAAAGGCATTTCAAGTTCGTTACGAATCTGGCGATTAGCAATATGTGCTAATGCATTCCAGTAAGGCTTACCTTCGTTACGCTTAATTGTTACAAATCGTGAGCCTTCAGCACGTAGACGACGGCTGTATTCAGCCTGCATAGATGTGCTATAAAAGTTTTGTGTTGAATCAATCTCAGACATGTAGGCTTTAGCACCACGAATGTTTGGATCTGCAAGACCAGCAATTGTATAGTCTTTACCGTTAACAGTAATGACTTCTGCTTCTTGACCTAGATTCTTGCGTTGACGTAAAGCACCTTGTGCTTTAGCCTCGTCTGAAATAAGAGCACGTTTCTTTTCAATAAGAACTGAAATACCATTAACAGCCTGTCCAGTGCGATCTAATTCATCGGTTGCCTTGTAAAAAGCATCTTGTGCTTTCCAAAGTTCGTAGTCTGCTGCATGTTTTGCAGCATCTGCTTGCGCTTGGTTTGCTTTAGTAGCCTTCTTGGCTGCAGCTTCTGCTTTTGCTTGCGCTGTACGTGCTGCTTGCCATGCTACTTCTGCTGCATCAAAGTTCTTTTGCGCTGCTTCCCATGGTTCAACCACAAGTTTAAGATCGCCAGCAAGAATGTCCATTTCTTTAAGGACAGCTTTTTCTTGACGTCGTGATGCTGCGCTGTTAGTGCCAGGAATCCAACGCTTCGCCTGTTCTGCACGTAGGCTTGTGTTATAAATGATGTTCTTTGTTCCAGGTAAACCATTCTTAACAAGCTCCATTGACTCAAGTGCCATACTGCCACGAGCAAATGGATCAACCATTGAGTTCTTTGGGATGTATGCAAAGCGAAGTAGGTTTAAGTTGTTGAAAACCATGTTGGCTGTGTCAAGAATTTGACCTAAAGCCATGCCACCTTTAGAAGCAAATGCTCCAAGTTCTTGTCCCTTGGTAATTGGTGCTCTTGCGCCAAGCGAACGCTTGGTATTCAAGATAACTTCAATCTCCAACTTACGAAAATCAAGCATTGGTACTGTCTGTGCTTCATTTGATACAGCAAAGAAGTTGGTTACGTTAAGGTTGCCATTTTCATCTGGTATAAATCCATGCTTAGTTGCGTATTGTGTCAGTGTTTGACGACGTTCACTAGCACCAGAATGCCACTTAGTAATTTGATCTATGGCATCTTTGTTAGTTTTGATATCATCAATACCACGAACACCGTAATTCTTAGCAAGTTTAATCATTACCTGCTGCTCTACTTGTGCAAGTGCCATTGCTCGTTGAGTATCATCTTGCGCTGCAAGAAACTTCTCAACCATATCGCGCTTAAACTTTGCACCTTCTGTACCGCGCAGCATTTGTAAGCGGTTAAGGTCTGATAGCAAGTCGTTTGCTGCTTCAAATCTACGTGGATTAGAAATATTAATGTGACCTTGTGGTCGACCTGACCCTACCCATGCAATGGCACGGATAGCACGGTCATAAACATCAGTCTGGTATACGGTTGAACGCCAACCTTCGCCACCATCTCGACCAAATAACTTAATGTCACCATACTTAGCTTGCAAAGCAAGCTTCTGCTTACCAAGGTTTAGCTTTTCTAGTACGCCATACTTGCCTGGCTGGTAACTTTCAAGTACACCACTGGTTGCCTTGGACATAAAGTCATCAAGTGCATCAGAAAACTTAGGATCTGTTGCTCTTTTAGCATCAATGATAGCCTGATAGCGAGTAGTCAACTTAGGACTAATTGCATCTAAGCCAATCTTTGAAAAATCTGTAATTGGTTCAAAGCGGTTGAGACCATAATTGTCAATGTGGTCAGCAAGTACTGGCTTGCTTTGCATCAAACGCATGAATGCTGCAGTGTCACCGCGTTCTGCAAGCAAGTAATCTCCAACATCTCGATGATTATCGAGGCGAGATACAATTGTTGCTGTGCGATATGGATTTGCAGTTTCTGAAATCAAAGGATTAGCAGCAAGGCGAGTTAAGTTTGTTTCTTTAACAGCGTCATCAATAAGAACACCAAGACCAGATGTAGGTGCTTCACCTGTTTTGGCAGCAGCCCATGCAACAGTTTCTTCAACCTTGTTACGGAATGTATTCATATCCGAAGTTGTAAGAATCTTTTTTGATCCTACTGCGGTTTTAACGCCAGCACGAGTCAGCGCACCTGCGCCTTTTGTTCCTAGCATTGCAAGAGTTAGGTCCGTTGCTCCAGATGAAACGATACCTAGCCATTCATCTCTGAATGCTTTATCTCGTTGCTTATCATCAAAGACATTAAAATTGCTGTCCATGAATGTAGGCGTAATTGCATCTGGCAATACGGAACCAACAGCACCGCCAACGGTAGTAGCAAGAGCCTGACCCATTGAAATCTTTTTAGATTGCTGTGAAGCATATCTAAAACTAGATACACCTTTACCTTGAGCAAGAGCTTCTGGGACGAGAAGGGCAGTAGAGACAGCCTGTGTTACAGGTTGTATTACATACTTGCCTACGCCTTCCATAACTTTCATTGCAGGATTTACAATGAATCCAAATGGACTGCTTTTTGCTTTCTCAATTCCAGTAGCAATCTTTGGGACTACAGCTTTTTCAATTCCTCCGACTTTAGTATTATCAAACTGTTGTTTCTTAAAAGAATCTACAGGTGAATACGTTGGTCCAGGAGCCGTTGCTGGTGTTTCAGCGTAGTACTTATCCCACCAGTTGGGAGTTGGTGTTGGCTGTGGTTGCATCTGCGACATTAGTCATTCCCCCTTCTGGAGCTGTAGTTAATTCATTAAGTAAATCAATGCGATCACTATCAGACTCAAAAGGAAAACGAGCTAAATCCCATGCTACTGGAGCCAACTCAAACCCAAGATACTCGAGGTTCTCCTCGAACTTCTTGAATACTTTCATTCAGTTTGACTCCGTAGATATTTAACAAATGCTTTCATTGTTCCAGTTGAATTAGGTGAATCTGCAAACTGCATCATTAGAGGTAGATACTTTTGTAACGCAGTTAAATCTTCAACCTGTACATCACTGGGTGCTTTAAGTCCTAGTACTTCACTGCCTGGACCTGGACCTGCATCAATACCTGCAGTAACAGGTTCGCTTGGTCGGTTGGTTGGCGCAGATAATGGAATAACGCCAGCCATTGGGTTAGCAGCTTTTGCCATTGGTGCTCCCGCTTGCTGTGCAAGGAAATCCTTTTGCTCGCCGTAGGCTGCATTAGGTAACCTTTTAGCACCTTGACGTGGAAGATCTGGTCGCTTGGAAAACTTTCCAGGACCAGATACCGCGCCAGGATTAGGTTGCATCATGGACATGGGTTACTTCTTTCTTGAAGCTTCGTATGCTTTCGCTGCTTTAGATCCTGGTACGTATGGAACTGGACCTGTATACATTGGATTAGGAGCTGGCTTGTTATTAGGGATCTTCACTGTTGTGTTTCGATAAATCTTGCGAGGATCTTTAATTTTCTTATTAGCTGCTAGTAACTCTGAAAGAGTTACGCCAGCCTTCTTAGCGATACCTGAAAGTGTGTCACCGTGTTCAACTTTGTAATCAGTAGTTGTTCCACCAGGACCAATCTCAAGACCTTTACCGCCACCCTTTGGGTATGAACCTTCTGGACGTTTAGGTAAAACTTTCTTATCTTCAACAAATCCTTGTGGGCGACCACCGCGACCTGTTGTCATATTTTGAGGTCCGCCAGGCATCTTTCCTTTTTTGGCATTTTTATTAAGTGCATCAAATAATGGACCAGCTGCAAGTGATGCTGCTGTAATACCTAAGCCAACACGACCGCCAATTACTTTCATTGCTCCACGACCTGCAGTCTTACCTGCTGTTGCAACTGCTGCTTTAACACCAGCTTGCTTTGCAACTGTTTTTGTTCCCTGTTTTGTTATAACTGCAGGAAGGTTAGATGTTCCACCTTTAGCGATGCGAACTGCTTCACCCTTTGACTTACCTGACGCAACTGCTGCCTTGTACTTATTAACTTCTGCTGCTGTCTTAAGTTCACCCTTTGATGCAACACCTGTTTTAACTTTTGGTGTTGTTGCTGCTGGCTTAGTTGTTGTTGTGCCTTTTGTTGCTGCCCAGTTCTTGCGTTCTGCTGGTGTCATCTTTGCCCATGCTGCTTTATTAGCAGCAGATCTTTCTGCACGAGTCATTGACTTTGTAGCAGTAGTAGGCTTTTTAACAGCAGGTTTAGTCTTTGCTGTTTTTGTAACAGCTGGTTTCTTTGTAGCAGGCTTGGTAGCAGATTTGGTAGGTGTTTGTTCTTTTCTTAATTTAGCCATGCTTCTTTCTGCTGGACCACCAGTGTTGTATTTCTTTCCTTGTACTTCTACAACACCTTTAGGCTTAGCAGCTTTAGCTGCTGCATCTTCCTTTGCATACATGCGATCAACCGCTGCTTTAGCTTCACGGCGGTCACGAGCCATACGCTCTGCTGCTGTTTCAGTTGGCTTACTAAATACTTTATTACCTTTATCGTCGGTAATGTAACCTGCCTTGGCTTCTTTCTTTACTTCTGAAAGAACTGCCTTATCTTCTGCAGATACTTTTGCCATAGGGTCACGGCGTACTGCCTTGGTCTTTTCACTGAAAGCTCCCTTGGCGTCGGCTACGGCAGCTTTACGCGCCTGCTTAAACTTCTTCGGAGCTTTTGGTTTCTTCGCTGCCATAGTTATCCTTTACTTAATATTGTTAAGCTTTACTTAAGCTTGTTGTTGTTGCCTTTAATGCCCTTTGGTGTCATGCCTTGCTTGACGTTTCCGCCACCTTTTACTGCTCCACCATTCTTCTTGCCCATGATTGGTGAGCCGACATTTGCCTTGGCTGGCTTTCCTTGCTTTCCGAACATTTATTTCTCCTTAGTTATGCTGGGATTTGACGAGTTACTCTCGCTGCTAGATTTGGATTTCCTCCACCTGTTAGACCTGCAAGCAGTTCTTGCATAGGTGGTCTACCTTGAGGAAGTTGTGGTGCTTGTCCACCCATACCAGGTTCAGGTACTGCTGGTTGTTCTGGCATTGCCTGACCTTCTGGGGTTTGTGGTGCTGGTTCTGGCTTAAAAGCATTTGCTACTGCATCCTCAAGAGGAATACCCTTCTTGCGATCTGTAATAACGCTTGCCATTTTTTCTACAATCTTCATCGGATCTTGACCTTGCATTACCATTTGTGGAATTGCTGCAGCCATTTGTGATACGGACGCTTTAAGAGAATCACGCATCTCTTCGATGTCAATTGCTCGCTCTTCTTCACCAGCATTAAGCGAGATAGGAAGGTTGCGACGCAACATTCCACGAGAGATTAACTTATCTCCACGAGCTTGTAGACCCCATACCAATGCACGGTTAGGGTCTAAACCTGCCATAAGACCGTATTCAACGGTCACGCCATAGTTGCCATTGATATCGGAACTTGGCTTGTACTTTAACTTGTAAGGAACTCCATTGGCTGTTGCAGATACTTCACGAGTAATTTCAGCAAAGTATGCTTCATCGGTTGCAAAAGCAAATGAAATTGCTTGACCAATTGCTTCACCAAGGATTGATTGGTAAATCTTAACTTGTGAATCGTAGCCTGCCATCAAAGCCTTTACGCCTTGACCAGTAACTACTGATCCTTCTGCTTGTCCTGCACGTGCTTGAGGGAAA